TCTGGTTCAATATAATCATTTTTTAATTCACTGTTAAAATATCCAGTAGCTTTTAATTGATTAAACTTTTCCATTGATTCTTCCATCTCTTTTATATAAAGTTTATTGTAAGAAGTTTTTTTCCATACTTCTTCCCATATATCTTTAAACTCTTTTGTTTTAATACAAAATAATTCTTCGGGAGTTATTTGATGGATTAAATTATTAATCGTATTTATATTAGAAATATCATATCTTCCACGAATAAATTCAATATATCCAAGAGAATGTTTTCTTCTTATTACTAAATATTCTATATTATTCATACTTTCAGAAATTTGATTTGGTATCCTATTATCAGGATCATCTAATAAATCAATAATTATATTTTGATTAATATCAAATTCTTCATCATGGACTAATTCATCTATCCATTTGTTAATTTGATTATTATCTTTTTTATTAAATTCACAGATTTTTTTAATTAAATCTTTAACATCTTGATCAAATTCATCTGTTAATTTCTTAATTTCATCATCACTTTTAACAGTATTTATTAGTATATTTTCAACTAATTCAGTAATATATTTTTTAATATTTTCAACGGTAACTATATAGTTTAATTGATCAATACATTTTTTAATATGTTTATCTGTAAGTCCAGTAGTAACTAATTCCATGATATGTTTTTTAATTTGTTTATAACATTTTTTAGTATCATAGGTAAATATATTAACTAAATCTGTAATGTATTTTCTATTTTGATCATTTGTTTTCTTATTAATACTAGTGATTTTATAAACTAATTCAGTAATTTTTTTTTTATTTTGTTCAGTACAATAATCATTAATACATTTTTTTATTTCATTATCACTTAATTTAATACAAATAACTCCTAAACTTGTAATGGGTTCATTACATTGTTTTTGAGTATGTCCAAATTTTCCACAATTGTTGCATACAATATTTTTATTAATATTATGATAATGATTATGGTTCATTATTAAATTTTAATTATATCTAAATATAAATATAATTAAATTCTTAAATAACAAATTCATTCGTTTTAGACACAGTAGGTGCTATATTTTTACCAGAATCACCCACATCATCTTCGTGAAATTCAACCAAATCAGTTGTTTCTATTTCTTCTTGATCAGGATTAAATAATTCTTGTTTGTAAAAATTTTCAATCTCACCTTCAGTGGCCATTTCATCTAGGAAACCTAAGGAAATCATTATGTCATTTTTGTATAATTTTTTAGATAAAATAGTTACTTTGATTAGATCACCTTTTTGTAGTTCAACTTTCTCTTTTGAGAAAGTTCTATTAGTTTCGTTAGAGAGTAATTCAACTTTCTCTTTTGATTCTTTATTCTCTTTATTTTTAATATAATAATATTTACCTATTTCACTTGTAAATAATTGCGTGTTCACTTTATCAGGGGTAATAACACACGAAATTGGGCCATGGCTGGACAATAGAATTGCATTATTAATATTTTCGATTTTAGTGATAATTTGAGTTTTTTCAACAGGAACACATAAACTAGCTAAATAACGAATTTTGTAAACAGCAGATCCAGTAAAATTTTCGGCTTCGATCTCACCTTCGCTATAATCTTCTATTTTTAGAACTTTAATTACAAATCCAAACTCACTGCACTTACCTTGAACCTTCTTTTCAATGTTGTTTTTTAAATAATAGTATACATCATTATTCATATGAACTGGTTGAAGAGATACTTTAGCAGATAAAACAGTATTGACAATTGGAAGGACAAGAGTAGATTCTTGTGACATTTTTGCTATTATTATACTCTAAGAATATTTGTTTATAGAGTTTTGATTTTTCAGTTTTAATATATAAATAATTATTAATAATATAAATTATAAAATGGAAGTTAACATGAACAAATTGTCAAAGAGAGGGAGAAGTGAGAGGGTATATGAATATCCCGGAAATGACGAGAAAGTCTTATTTGGTGGAAATAAAAAAAATAAGAAGGTTGTTAATGAAGATGACGATGGAGATGAAGGTATTGACTTTTCTAAATTATTTCGTCGTGGATCACCTGAAGATAATTCCTATATAACTGATAATAACATTTATTTTAATGATGATATTACAATGGAAACTATTAATAAGCTTAATAAGCAACTTCGTAGTCTTGAAACTAAACTTATTACAATGGGATCTAATTTAAATATTGACCCTCCCCCTATCAGGTTGCATATCACTTCAAACGGAGGTTCAGTATTTGCAGCGTTTCGCGCAATTAACTGTCTTAAAAGTCTTCGCGTGGAAGTACATACTATCATTGATGGTTATGCCGCGTCTGCTGCTACACTGATCAGTGTATGCGGTGATAAGAGATATATTAACAAGTATTCCAATATGCTTATCCACGAGTTACGTTCAGCTACCTCATGGAACAAGATGAGCGAATTAGAAGATGAAGTTGAAAATATGCGTCTCATTATGAATCAAATTAAGGATATTTATGTGGAACACACTAATTTAACTCGATCGGAACTTAATAAGCTATTAAAGCGTGATATGGATTGGGATGTAAATCAATGTCTAAAAGCAGGATTAGTAGATGATATTATTGAATAAAAAATTGAAAAAATTTTTATATAATTATACCATTAGGATAATTATATAAATTCAATATGAAGTGGAATATTTCTAATGTTGAAGGTAATCTTAATGAATTAGTTATTGTTGGGTTTTCAGCAGAAGATAGCAATACATGTTTTCGTTCAACAATTACACTAACCTCATTGGATCAAGAAAAATATGATTATTTTGGTGATTATAGTGAACATTGTGCTATCTCAATTGTAAATTCAAATCAAGTTTATCGAATTGAGGTTGGATTCTATAATGATCCTGGTTTGAATCTACAATTGAATGGACAACCATATGATTCAGCTGATAAAAAAAAGTATCTTAATAGTCCAGTGTACATGGGATTGCCATTTATTGTTTTCGCACAATGGAAGGGTATGTTGACAACGGATATTTAATTTATAAAACAATTTTTTATTAAAAATTTTGTAACCCATACAATTTTTTATAAAGAATATAAAAAATTTTGTAACCCATACAATTTTTTATAAAGAATATAAAAAATTGAATAATTATTAACATAAACTAATAATTATTCTACAATCAAAATGCGAAGTATTAATATGCGTAATCTTTTTAATAATGAAAATATTAAAATTAATTGTATATATTGTGAAAAAATAAATACTGATTTTACTGGATGGACTAGTTTGTGTAACCGAACCTGTTATTACGGTATGTGTGATATACTAGACAAATACAATAATGGAGAAGTAGCTGTACCCGATCCAAGAATTGTAAAATATTTTACCAAACACCCTGAAGTAACACATACATTTTCTGATGAAAAAATTTTTTTATATATTAAGCAATGTGCCAAATAATTTTATATATTAAGTACCGGCAAATACCGATGTTAAGTACTCTAGAAATTTTTAATTTCTATAAACTCTACGAGTTTAGTACTTAATATCTGGTAAATTTGTCTTGTAGCGCTTGTGCTAACAAATTTAAGAACACTTTTTGAAAAAAAGCGTTCTTAAATTTGGCACTTCACGGTAAAGTACCAAATAATTTTACTCGATTACTTTAACAAACATATTACCATCTTTACTAAATCCTAAACTACGTAATTTTTCATTATCTGATTTAACGGTTAATACATATTTATTTTTACTTGAATCTACATCTATCTTAAGATTCATTTCTTCAACTGTTTTTACAATATGATCTTTACGATCATGGATATTTAAGGGAAATTCTAATGTAGGATGATTATTGGGTATAATCAAATATGTAATATTTTCTTTATTATATTTTTCCAATTCAATTAATTTGTTTTTAATACCATTACAAATTTTTTGACGAGAATCATCTTTATTAATACCAGTAACTTCTAATTTTTTACTGTATAATAAAATTTCAGATTTTTCTTTATCATCACATGTAGAACCTTTAATACTTATGATACCTTCACCACGTTTTTTATTTGCCAAATCTTCTTGAGTAATACTTCTTCTAATCTTGAATACTTCTGTATTATCTTTAATATCAATAATACCTACCAAACTATTTTCTTTTTTATTATAGTAATTAATATCAAAATTTGATTTTTCTAATATAACTTCTTCTTCTTGAGGTAAGGTAAATAATTTTAAATAATTTGACATACTCAAATCATTAATTAAATCTCTTTGATATACAGTTCTATAAAACAATGGTACATCATCTTTTTGATCTAATGGTTGAAAAATGTAATACACATTACGATAAATTAAATAACCTGGTACATTATATCTATCGTAAATTACATCTGAAAAACTATTGAATTCATCATCAGTTACAGGTAATAATTGGTTTAAAGCTTGATAAATAAAATAATCATCATATAATTGAGCTTGATCTGGATTCAAACTCTTTTTAACATATTCTGTAATAGTTGATAATGTATATACGTATTTTAATTTGTATAATTCCTTAATTTTATTTTTAGCATATTCTATTTCGTTAATGGCATATTTTACCAAAAATGTATTGTAATCTAATTTTTCTTTCTCTAATTTTTTATAAATTAAATTAGAAGGATCATATAAGCTAGTTAATTTAGGATCAGAACATGTGAATTTACATGGCATAAAATCGCATAAATCAGAACACATATTGGCTTTTGATTTTTTATTTTTTAATTCTTGAGGTGATTGACATGTTTTTGATTTTTCTTGTTCTTCTATAAATACATTGGCTTGATAGTTAATAGGACAATCAATTGCAATTTCTTTCATTACACGTTCTAATTTCTTAATTAACATTAATTTCTTTTCGGCTTTTTCATATAAAACAATTTCAGTACTGTCTTTACCTGGTAAATTAACAACATACTTGTACACATTTACTTCAGGATAGGGGTTCTTTTCTGTCATTAATTCATAGTGAACACAGTATCTTACAGCACGGCCAATAACTTGAATGACACGACCCAAGTTATAGTGAGTATCTAAAACATGAACATCTTTAATATTATGTAATGTAATACCTTCGTTCATAACTTTAGTACCGAGAACCAACTTGATAGTTTTACCTTGTTTATTCATTTCATCATTAAATACTTTTTTAAGAATATTAATTTTTTCATCAGGTTCATCTTCTTCTTCATCATCTGCACCTGTAAATTTTACAAAAGTAGCAGGATAAAATTTTTCTTTACCAAATTTCTTTCTAAATTCAGAATATGTTAAACCGTATTGATAATCAATCGTTGTTTCTTTAATATCATATTCACCATTTTCTCTATAATGTAAAAATCCATTGGTTAAAAGAATTTCATCAAAAATATCAATACCAACTGTTCTTAAATTTGCATATACAAATCCAGTTGATGCACCTCTTTTACCATCAAAAGATTCCATAATATTTTTTAAACATGCATACATTTTAGAAGAAAAGAGTTCCAAGTTATTTAATAATAAAATATCACCGGTAAAGGTAGATTTATTTTCATTTAATCTAATTAATTGTTGAGGGTTAGGATACTTACCATTAAATAAATTTTTATTAATTTGATTACATAAACTAGTATAATTAGATTCTAATTGTCTTAATAATTTATTAAATCCTTCATTACCATAGGTTGCTATAAGTTTACCATCATCTATAATAGGAATTGCAAAGTTAGATACTGATCCTGAATTCTTTTCTAAAGCATCGGAACCAAATTTTTTGGTAATTTCTTTATAGGCTGTTAATTGGAAATCTTTCATATTACATAACACTAATGGTGTAAATAATAAATTGGGTGGAATATCACCCATTTCTTTTTTCAATGCAAATAAAAATGGATCTGCACCTCTGAAATAAGAAATATAACCACTCGCTAATTTTTTAAAGTATTCCAATCCATCTGGTTTAAATCCCATATCAGAACTTTTAGCATTAGTGAATATTTTTTCACGAAGCATAGGGTATTCTTTAGGTCTGATAAAATTAATTAATTCTACAATATCATCTGCAAAGTTTTTCATGGGTGTTGCTGATAATAAAACAACACGAAGATTTTTAGATTTATCAATAATTTTCTTAACAGCATGACCATAATTATTTAAACCATGTTCAACACCGGTTAAATTATGTGCTTCATCTACAATTAAAAGAGTATTATCTAATGATTCAATTCGATCTACAGCAACATCTCTTTCATATTCACCTTCATCATTTTTTCTATATATTTTCTGAACTTTATTATCAATTGTTTTCTTTTCTACAATTCTTTCACCAAGAACTTTTCTGTAAAAAGTTTTGTAACTCATAAATTTGTAATATTGGTTAATTAATAATTTCACTGATTTTTCAGCTTCTTTTACTGATTCTTCATTGTTTTTATCATAAGGAATTTCTTTAAAATAATCTTTTGCATAAAACTTAATAATATCATTTTTCCAATTATCTCGAATTAAAGGACCAGAAACTAAAACATATATTTTAGTTTGGAAACGTCGTATTTCTTGTTTGAAATTTTCAGCTATAGATATCGCACTTAATGTTTTTCCAGTACCTACACCGTGAAAAATTAATGCTCCGCGGTAGGGAGTTTTAGGTGTAATATAATTTGATAAAAAAGATTGATGTGGGTTTGCAGTTAATTTTTTCTTACAAATATCAGTTCTATATTTATCTAATTCTTCATAATTTGTAATTTTCTTTCTCTGGCTGGATCTATTATAGTGAAACTCGCGTTTTTTATATATTTTTGATTGAAAATTTGGGTCATTGGGATAAGGGTAATATTCATTTTCTGCCATAATAACTTATTATAAAAAAAATCTCTAATTAATAGTTCTTTTTCGTTTATGTCTCTTAAATAATATCTACATAAATGTATTAGATAATATGGTTTATTCTTTGTCAGATAAAAAAGTTATTATGACTAGAATACAGAATTTGAAAAGTAAAAAACATTATGTAAATATTTATAAAATTATTAAAGATAATAATGTTAGTTATAGTCAAAATATTAATGGAATTTTTATAAATTTAACTAATATTGAAGATCCGATTTTGGATAAAATAGTGGAGTATTTAACGTATGTGGAATCCCGAAATACGGAGATTGATTCGGAATTTTATAAAAAAGTTCTATCGTAGATGAACTTTTTTACAGGCGTAGCGTAAGAAAGTTCTGCTATAATAGAAAGATGAACTTTTTTACAGGCGTAGCGT